CATAAATATAACCTCTATTAAAACCTCTATGCACACCATAACAATAGGAACACCGCACAACGGAGACATCGAGGCCGGGTATATGGCAAGTGTCGTTTCGGCAATGCAGATGACACCGCACAACGTGAAACTTCACCTCCAAGAAGGGTGTTTCGTCCACCAAAACAGGAACCGCATATTTGATACTTGCGACACGGATTACCTCTTGTTTGTGGATTCCGATATGGTGTTCTCTCCGCAAGGGATAAACGATTTACTGAAACACAAGAAAGACATCATCGGAGGACTGTATTTTCACCGCAACGCCCCACACTTGCCACTGGCAGGGCATAGAACGGAAACGGGAGGGACAAAGTTTATCAGTGAGATTCCCGATGAGGTTTTTGAAGTCGATTCAATCGGTACGGGGTTCTTGCTTATCAGTCGGAATGTTATGGACGAAATGAAGATTGAGGCAGGAAAAGATAAGCCGTTTGACCTTAGGAGACTTCCGAACGGAACGGAACTGGGAGAAGATATGGCATTTTGCTTACGGGCGAAAGAAAAAGGATTCAGTATCTGGTGTGATCCGAATATCGCCATAGGACATATTACGAAGCAGACGATTACGAGAAATGATTTTCTTGCGTACAAAGAGTTTGAAAATAGTAAAAAGTAAATAAAACAATATGGCAGATTTTCAAAGCGACAGACAATTTATTGACCCGGAAACAAAAGGAACGAGAATGGTGCCCGCCTCATTTTCATATTCTCTGGTTGCCGCCAATGCCGCAGTAAAAAGCGGTGCCGGATTTCTTCATTCGCTGACGTTTGCTTGCAATGACGCGGCTCCAACGGCTGGAACGATTGACGTGTACGACAACACGGCAGGGTCGGGGACGAAGATTTACAGCGAGACATTCACGACGACGGTATTCCGAGGGTACAGCGTTATTTTGGATGTTGCTTTTGCAACGGGGCTTTATGTGAAATTTACCACGACCGCAGATATTAACGTCGCCGTTAGTTACCGATAAATATGACCACGTTTAGCGAACTCAAAACACTGTTTGCCAACAAGTACGGTGAAGAATCTGCCCCTTCAACGGGTGCGGAAACGCGCAATCGTTTCATTAACCTTGCGGGGAAAAATATTCTTTCACGAAAGAAATGGAACTGGCGAAAAAAGACCGGAACGGGAACAACAAGCGGAACAGCCTCCTTCACTTTGGCAAGTGATTTTTGTGATGAGGGATTTGTACGGGACACGTTTACGATTGACGGACAACTTTGGACGCAAATTATCGAAGGTGAACAACGGCTCTACCCTCCCGAGGCGAGTATTTTTTACGTTATTGGAAATGACGCCGAAGGGTATCAAGCAGTGTTTCCGAATGGCGCACCGATTGCGGGACTGCCTGTATCGTACCGATACCACCGAGGATGGACGACGCTTGTATCCGACCTTGACGTGTGTATTGTTCCGAATTGCGACGCCATAGCGAGTATGGCGGTGGGAATGTTTATCCAAAGCGAAGGGGACAATGCGGAGGCGATTCCGTTTTTGGACAGCGCGGAAAACGATATTGCGCAAATGGAACGGATAGACATTCGCAGTAACCCGAGAAAGATTTTCAGAAACAGAGACGACCACTACGGAACAAGGACAAATTCGTTTAAGGATATGTATTAAAAATTTCTTCTATGCGTCGAAGATTTGGAAGACCACAATCGGGGAAACAAAGAAGGCATGAATACGTGAATAAATTCGACGGCGGTTTGAATTTGTTTATTTCCGATGTTCACCTGAAAAAGAATGAAAGTCCGGACGCACTCAATGTGGAGCCCGATGAGGATGGAATTATCCGCACGAGGTACGGATTTTCGAAATTCGGAACGACAAGCGGACTTTCACGAACCCGTGGGCTTGGGTGGCTTAAAAAAGACGACGGGACAAGAAAGGTTGTTTTGGCTGGTGGAACGAAATTGAAAGTGTATGACGGAGCCGAATGGGACGATGTGACTGGTGTTACCTACACAGCGGACAAGCAGACGGACTTTTGCCAGGCACGGGATAAATTGTTTATCCAAAACGGAACGGACGCTTTATCATCTTTTGACGGAACGAATACCGCAACGCAGACGAACGGACAAAAAGGAACGGCAAGCATATTTTTCAACGGGTCTTTGATGACATGGGGAGATCCTACCGCCCCGTCAAGATTGTACATTTCGGGGACGGCAGCCAATGTCGGGGACTTCTCCGCAGGAAACGGTGGACAGTTTGTGGACATATCCAGTGCGGACGGAACGGGTATTGTTGGGTGTTCAAAAAAGGGACGACTTGATTCAAACATTCTCCTTATCTCCAAAGAACGAGCCACCTACAAACTGTACTTTGACGGGTCCGGGCTTCCTGTGGTAACCACCGTTAATCCGAATAAGGGAGCCGTAAACCACAAGGTAATCGACAACTTCGGCGACAGTATTTTTGCCCTTTCGCAACAAAGAGAGGTTTTGAGTATCGGGGAAAAAGAAGGGTATTTCGATCAGATCCGAATGGATGAATTGTCTTTGTTTATTTCCCCAGAACTCGACACGATAGCGGACGCGCGTTTGAGACAATCCACCGCAATTTCGTATAGACACCGCTACTATTTGGCATATTCCGAATCGGGGCAGACCTACAACAATAAAGTGCTTTTTTATGATGAAAAATACAGGTCGTGGTGGAAGTGGGACGGAATGAGTGTCAATTCTTTCTTGGTATACGAGGACACGGGAGGCAAGGAGCATTTTCTTTTCGGTTCGGACAAGGACGGGCAAGTCTACGAGTTTGATTTTTCGAGAGATGATGACGGCGTGGCGATTAACGCCTACTACACAACGCCCGCGCGCAGTTTCGATAAATTCAACATTACAAAACTTTTTTACTATATTGATTTTCTGTTTCGCAATGTGTCGGGAGGATTGGGAATTACGGTAACGCTGGACGAGCAAGTGATAAACAAAACAACGTCAATCGGCATAACGGGAACACTGGCAGGATTCGGGGCAACCCTGTTTGGAATGGCAATGTTCGGACAAGATTCCGTTGGTTCCATTGTTTCCGACGCGACACTCACAACGCCGAAAAGATTGAAACTCCAAAAGAAGGCACGCACGTTTAAATTCAAGATTTTTTCAAACGACATTAATTCCTACTGGTCGCTTCTCGACTACGCCGTATCGTTTAAAGAAAAATCGGACAGGCGTTTTGATTCAAAAGATATTATTCGGTAAATAAAAACAATATGGCAGAAATTAAATGGGACGCAGTGGAGAATAACTTTTCAACGACACTGGCAGGAGCGTTAAACAGCAGTGATTTGACGGTATATCTCAACAACCTTCCCGAAGAGGCGACAAAAGGATATTTGGTACTGGACGCCGACAATCTCGACAAATACGAGGTGATTTATTTCGATACCGTCGGGGCAAACTATGTTTCCGTGCCTGCTTCTGGTGGACGAGGACAAGGGAATACCTCCGCCGTTTCGCACGATCCGGGGGCGGTTGTGAAGATGTACTTTTTGGATTTGCATATTGAAGAGTTGAGGGAGACGTTTTTGGAGGAACACAATGTGGATGGGACGCACGATAGTAGCGTAGGCTCGCCAATTGGTACAGTGTCTATGTACGCAGGAGCCACCGCCCCGGCAGGACACTTATTGTGCGACGGTTCCGCCGTATCTCGTACAACCTATTCCGCACTGTTTGCGGTTCTCTCTACAACGTACGGAGCAGGGGACGGTACAACGACATTTAACGTGCCAAACTTGAAAGGAAGAGTGGTGGTCGGACTGGACTCATCAGACGCTGATTTCGATACTTTGGGGGAGACGAGAGGGGCAAAGACGCATACTTTGGCGGATTCAGAAATTCCAAACAAACAAGGAACTATATCAACTCACGACGATTCCAATGGTACTAATTTATATAATGTAGATGGTGTTTTTTCAAGTTCAACTGTTGTATCAAATAAATATAAAGCAGGTGGAGCAACAACTGGAACAAATGCTAATTCTATCTCTGTAATCAGATTCAATAACGGAGGAGGAGGACAAGCCCACAACAACATTCAGCCGTCTCTCGTGATGAATTATATTATCAAGCACTAAAAATCCCCACTCACGAAAAACCCCCCGAATGGTCGGAGGGTTGTCGGGGGGAGGGATTAGAGAGACGGCTAGCGATATAGTTTAAAACACACAGAATTTTCATTTATGATTTCTTCATCCAAATTCCAAGAACGGCTTTTCGAGAATTTTACCGTCAATTCTCTTTGCTCCTCTGTCAGTCTTTCGAATTTTTTTCTCGCCTCGTCCAAATTATTATTCTGCTTTAAAAATTGTATTTCTTTATATATTTTTTCTATCTGCTTGCTTTCATTTGATAGGCATCTATGCAAAAGAAATTTATTCAGTAGCGATTCTCCCACAAGCCAATAAAAAAACGAAAAGAAAAGTATCGACGCTCCGACAATATAAATACGTTTCATGGTATATAAGAAAGTTTATGAATTTACTCCGCAAAAAATTGAACGCAATAAGTATCGGTTTCGGTTTCGACACATCCGACACCCATTTGTTTATATTTTCCAAGGATGTTGGCTCGGTGTGTGGGGGAGTTCATAAGCCATTGGTTAGCCCATTCTGGCTTCGGGAAATTCTTTGTAAGGTTTTCTCCAGCGTGAGTGTAGTTAAGACATTTTTGAATCATATCTTTAAACGGTTTGTTTCCATTATTATCTTCATGTTCAAAAGTACCAGTTTCCGCAATATACCCCGCCCTTTCTCTCGCCTGTTCCGCAAGACAATTATTCCACAGCAATTCCTTTTTCGATTCGGCGGTACGGGAAGTATTGGCAAGATTGAAAAGCGTAAAGGCATACGTTTCCATAGTTTCTTTCGGGACATACTGGACTTCCGCCTGCACGATCGGTTTCTGAAATTTGAAACAGGCAAAAACTCCCCCTAAGAAAGATACGGAAGAGAAAAGGAATATAAAAATGATGAGTAAAATTCGCTTGGTATTCATAACCCATTAAGTAGCACTAAATAATAAATAAGTCAACGTCGCCCACAACCTCTACCGATTGTTGGAGCAAAAGTATGGCAGTAGACCTTTTTGGACGGAATAAGGGGAAATACCCAGATTTGGGGATAAGTGAAGGGATTTCGGCGTTGGCTGGACTTCGCACAGGTTCGTATAAAACGGTTGGAGACAT